TCCTTGTAGTATCACTGATCTGTCTTCTGCCATTGAATCGATCGCAGTTTCTTTATCAGTGCCTGATATTTTGACAAGATCTAAAAATCCCAGTCCGTGTGTATGCTTGACTATGTCTTTTAAGATATCTATCATAATGTTTTTATTATACAGGATATTTAGATTTAAATCAATAGGAAAAATTATTTTTGTACAGGAATTTCAAATCTTTTGTACACAACCACATTTTCATTACCAGTCTTTTTAAAAATGACATAATTTGCTTTTGGCTTGAATTGTGAACACTCTATGACCTCAAACTTTTGTTTTTCCAACAACTTCACAAATGATTCTTTGGTATTGAAGTTCCAGTAACCTCTCTTTGCCTCGTGAAGATCGTCATCAAAGTTACAATCAGCATAGTGTATAAAGCCATAACCTCCCGGTATCATAACTCTATTGATGTCTTTTAGGTACTGATCGATGTGTTCCTGAGTAAAAAATGTAAATGTGTCCCAACTGAACACAAATGCTATGCTATTGTTTGGTATATCATCACAGGCAGTCCTTTGAGTGGTATACCCTTTTAGAAATCTATGATGGATTGGATTGAATTTTTTCCTAATTTTGCTGAACACATTTGGCAGTACATCTAGCATAAAGATATTTCGCCAAGGTCTAAGATGTAGTGTCAAATGGCCGTAACCCGGACCGATTTCAAGGCAATTCTGTTTAATGTTTCCCATTTTGGCAAATTGATTGATTTTTGTGACTATCTCTTGTTCTAACAATGGAGGACAAGTCATTTCTCTGTTTGACTCTCTCCAGTCTAGATCTTTTTGATACCATTCCTTTGGCTTGTCAATTCTTGCTATCTGATCGTTATTGTAGGCATCTACCGTTTCGGCAAGTTCCTGCAGATAGGTTTTGTATCTTTGAATAAAAGTCTGCCATTGTATGTTTTCCAATTTACCCAATTTTTCCAACATCAATTTTATTTCTTGTATTGACAGCATTATATTTCAAAAAGTTTGTTAAATGTGTTTGTGGTTTCGGTTGATTTTATATCCCAGTTCAGCACACCTATAAGGTTTTCCATTTTTTGATCAAGTATTGTTGCTTCCATCGTTTCAGCGTCAAATGGAAGATCCTGGAACCATTGTGGTATACGCAATTCATCAACTGGATATGCTATTGACGTGTAGTTCAATGGATTATTTTTCAATTTACACACAATCACTTTTGCTCCATCTGTGATTGGCATACTATACTTGTCTCCGTACATTTTTCTACACCTGTTCCAGTTTATACTTGCTCTCACGTGGCCCGGCATATTGGCCTTGCCCTGTTTTTCTTCTTTCTGTCCATATTCGGTGATGTTGTTGGCTCTCTTTGGTGACCCTTTCTCCCACCCTGGTCTGGATTTGAATTCTTCCCTAAACTCGCTTATTTTCTCGAGCACCTCTGTTTCTGTTTTGCCTGTCAGCACCATCAGTAACACTTCACTCAAGAAGTCCTGTACGAATACCGGAGTGTCTGATCTTTTTAGATCAAGGCCCATTGCTTTCATTTTTCCTTCTTTGCCGGCCGTGTCTACTCTTGTGCCTTCTTTGTCATAGTACAATACTGCATATCTTTTTTTGGTTATGTATAGACCTTTACTTGCCACTAGTTCTCGTCCTGCCTTTATAACTTCACCTCTTGTTTTGGGACAATGAAATGCCGATGTCATAAAAGAAGTGAATGATGAATTTACCTCATCTGCTATCTTGTCATATAGATTCACTATGTCATCTTTATTCCATGGTATTAGGCCTTCGTTAATTTCTTTTTCTAATGTTTTGTATGCACTAAAATAGACCGAGTCTGTGTCTCCGTATATGATCGACTGACCTTTGTGATCATAAGTTCCGGCAATTATTTCGTTTACTTTGCTGGCCATGTGTTTTGTGATGCACCTGCCTGTGAGTGTCACACTCTGTCCAATACGCATATCAAAGAATCTACAACCAGGATTTAGGATAGCACCATACAGACTGTTCAAGTTAATCTTTTTGACCAATTGTCTTTTATCCCAAAACTCTCTTTCTATTTCATTGTCGCCACAGTCATGCATTTTCTTCTGCATCTCTTTTCTCTCCGCATACCAACGTTTCAACAGACCTGGAATTATTGCCTCATACTCGTATGTGAATATTGTGCCATTGGCGCTGAGCATCCATTGATTGTTGCCATCAAATATCACATCATATAATTGTGCCGCGGACATCTTGACAGAGGTGCCGTCTTCCCAGTCCACTATGATTTCTGTTGCCTTGTCCTGTTTCATTACTGCCTGATATTCCCAACTGCCGAATTGATTATCCCAGGCCGCCGCGAAAGATTTCTTCTGGTGTTTGGCCCTGTTAATCTCTGCCGATGTTATCACAGGACGTATCTGTCCCACAATGCTTTCAGGACCCATATTCAATGCTCTAATCACACTGGGATAAAGTGAATTTATATCAATGGATCCGATCCAATCGTGTAGACCTTTTTTGGGCGTGGCCACGTATGCACCTGCGGCCGCCGTTGATTCCCCTTCACCTCTTTTAACTCTGCCCGGCACGATCATGCCTCGCCTGTGTGCTTCGTTCACTATGGCCTGTTCTGTAACTGCCACAGCACCCATTGTGGTCTGTAGCAATACAGTGTTCTGGTGTGCGATCTCGTTGGCTAGTTCTATGAACTTCAACTTCTTCTCTAGTTTGGCCAGCAGTGCAGTATCCTGCCTGTTGTATTCTATGAACAATCCAAAGTCGTTGTTGTAGAGTGCATCCAATGATCCTTCATACACAGTTTTCTTTTCACCCAATTCATGATCTCCAATGGCATCTAATCTGTATGAATGTCTTTCTTCGTAAGTGTACTTTCTGTATAACTCCAAAAGATCAAGATGTACTCTACCTATCAAATCATAACTGATCTGTTCTCTGCCGTATTTTTCAAATGTTCTTTTCTTGGGTTTCTCACCCCAGAAACACAGTCTACGAGTGTCATCGGAACTCAGTACTTTCTGTATCCTGCCCACGGTGTAGGGTATATCATAACCCTCCGAGTTCCAACCTGACAATATGTCAGCCTCTTCGATCAATGTTAGGAAAGCATCCAACATATCTTTTTCTTTTTCAAACAACATCACGTTGTCAAAACGTTCTACTGCCATTTGTGCCGATGCCATGTTCATGGTTTTTGGCGGCACAGCAAAAGTAACTAATTGATCAGTCCAACTCATATAACAGGTTATAGCAGTTATAGGCATAAAAGGATCATCAGTGGTCGAGTATCCTCTTTGTGGATCAAAATCTACCTCGATGTCAAAGAACATTACATTCAACTTGGGAGCGTCCTTTCCGAGATAGTTTTCTTCAAGGCATCTAAACACAGGATTTATGTCCTGTTCGTACAATGACTTGTTTGATCTTATTTTTTGTTCTTTTATGAACTCTTTGAATGTTGATGTCTGTACCTTCTGTAGTTTTTCACCATATATAGATCTGTGTTTGCCTCTTAAATCGGGATAGTAAAAGATATATCTCGCATCATAGGAAACAAATTTTCTTTCTCCTTTTTGGTTACGCTCAACCACGTGTACTTTATCTTCGTCTCTTTTATAGTAAGCGTCAATATAACTCATATGTTACCACCAATAACTTGCGACTCCAAATCCATAGACATTTATTACTGAGAAATATCCAGTGATCATCATCACGAACGCGGCGTTTCTACGATAGGCCGCATAACATTGTGTTGTGGCACCTACAAAAAATCCCGGGTACACAATAGTCATGTCCGGATTCGATGCCGTGATCGCCAATGTCAAACTTGCTCCTACTGTAAAGATAAAACTTACAAGTTCGAAGTAGAATGCTATTCTATCTGATTCGTAACTACGAAGCCAAAACTTTTTAATGTTGTCATACACTAAATTTTACCTGCCGCGGTCAATATTGAATCCAATAGATCCATATCATCAGCAACTTTTCTGTACATATCTTTGTGTGCTATTGATATCGCCTTGTTGATCAAGGCCGGCTTTAGTTCTAGTTCTTCTGCTAGGGCCTTAACTGTGTCTTTTAGACCGCCTCTAAGGTCATCGATTTCTCCCAATACCTGAGATCCTTCCTTGATAATCTGTATCAATTTTTGCTTTTCGGCGTCGTTGAAATTTCTTACCGACATTTTTTCTCCTTCTGTTTTTGTT